TCTAACTTCAAGGTATGCTCTTCTGACAGTTTCAAAGTCTTCAGTTCCAGCTTTATCTTGGTTATTAACTAACCAATTAGCATATTCTTCAGCAGTAGCCATTAGTTTCTTATCCCTATTATTTCGTCAGCTTTTATTTGATTGTCGCTCTTTGTATTTCGCTTCTCATACCTGTCCTTGCTTATTTCCAGCGCTGAAATGATTTGTGGGTAAGTAGACGTTATTTGAATAGCTAATGTTCTTTGCGAGGCTGTAATCTTACCCGGCGATTTAAGAACATTGTCAGCTTCTTGCAGTTTTTGCTGCAACACAGGTATTAGTGAATTAACCTTTGAAGCCATTTTATTGTCGTTGTCTAATGGACTTGGAATAAGTTGCTGGGCAGCTTCTTGAGTTCTTACAGCACCAGTTGTGCTTATTGATTTAACCAATCCCGGCAAGACAGCGTTTTGTAAAGCAGCTAGGTTTGATCTTTCATCTCGTCTTGCTGTGGCTGGTTCGCCAAACATTAAAAAACCACCAGCGATGTTAAAGAAGTCTTTTGCAAATCCAGCAACATCACCACCAGCAGCCGTTTCTATTTCTATCAATTTAACTGGTGAAATAGCTGGGGGCTGTTCGCCAGTGCCAGCATCACTTGTTATGTTTTCGATTGCGCTTGGCGCTATGATTGCGCCTTGTCTACCAGCTTCTAATAACTGTGCTTGTTGAGTGGTTTGATCAAGGGCGAAAACTGTACCAGCCTTTATAGTTCTTCCATCAATCGTAACGTCTTGCTGAGAAACTAAATTTACTAAACTTGTATTTTTTGGTGCTGACGCTGATCTAACTACGGTAAGTGCGCCAGTGTCCTCATCCTTTTGAACAACATCACTCTCGTTGAAACCTTGTGCTTTTAATTCAGCTTTAGTCAAAGTAAGCTTTTTACTATCTTTGTTTGGAACACTTTGGATAATATTCTGCTTACCTGTCAGGTCACTTTTTTGAACGATTGTGCCTTCTGGATAACCAGCCTTTGCAACCTCATCAGCAGTAAGAATTGTAAATTTTTCATTCTTTTTAGGTGCGTCTTTAACCACTGATACTTGCTTAGTTTGAGTATTTACCTGAACAACAGAGTTTTCATCAAAACCGAGATCAAGTTTTTGGTTTTTTGTTAAATATTTAAATGTTGTTGGGGTTGTTGGCGCTGATTGGAGAACGTCAATATCTCCTGAGTCAGTATTTTTCTGCAATATTGTGCCTTTAGGAAAGCCAAGAGCTTCTACTTGATCTGCTGGCACAATTTCAAAATTAGCTTGTTGTGGTAATTCGCCTGTCAGTATAAACCTTTGTAGGGCATCACCTACTAGACGCTTTTCACCCACAGCTTTTCTTTGTTCAAAAATATTAGGCTTGCTTGCCGCCGCCTTTTGCGCTCGTATCTGTGCAGCTACAGCAGCAGGGTTTTGACTAGCTAAAATCAGCGCTTGCTCTTGCGGTGTAAAGCCACCTTTAGAAACTAAATCTTGCACTAGCGCTTTACGCTTACGTTCTTCGTCTAACTGAGTAACATCCTGAAATGTCTGTAAGCCGCCACGAACCGCTTGCCCTATTGGTTGACCACCTAGTATATCAGTGCCAGCTTGCAGCAAGCCCAAACCGCCCGGCAAGCCTAACCCTGCAACCCTTTGATTAAACCCACCGAATGTACGATTGATAGGATCAAATATGCTCATTACGCAGCCCCCATTGCTTCGTTGCTGAGTGACGCATAATCAAGCATCAAGTAACCTGACGGATGTACATGAACGTGTTGCGGATAAACTTCTCTAGCTTCTTGCGCCATAAATCCTTCTGTTGGGTAAATATCAAACCCACGACTTTGCGCTTCGTCATTCCATTGCCAGCTATACATTGCCAAGCCATTCGCGTGTGTGCCGATCTGCTTAATGTCTTTCTTCAAGCGTCGGTCAGATAAAAAGCCAAGCAAGCCTAAACCGCCACCACCTAACGCACCCATTGCAGGGGTAAACGCAGATGAACCGATTGTCTGAGCTAACCCAGCGCCAGCTAATGCACCGCCTAAACCTTGGTTTAATGTTGTTGGCGCACCACCAGATTGCGTTGTAGTTGATCCAAACAAACCACTGCCCAACCCAGCAGCGCTAAGATATGCGTTGAGTTCGTTCTGATCGAGTATGTTTTGCTGATTAGCTTGTTGAGCAAGAGCGTCCAATTTGGCCTGATCTACGCCACGAGCTAAACCGCCAAGCTGTGCTGCTTGCGAGATAAGCGCCTGATCTGCGCCAAGTAAGCCAGGTGCAGCGCTAATAGCTGCAAGTTGGGTACGCTGATTGTCTAGCAAGTTTTGAGCTAGAGCTGGCGCAGCAGCGCTCGTAATTCCCTCACCCAAAGCTTCAGCAAAGGTGTCAGAACCTAGCCGTCCACCGAGAGCATATTGAGAGCTTACCCTGTCAACAGTATCACCGATTGCATCATCAATCTGCCTTTGCAAAAATTCATTTGTTCCGCTTGTGTCCATCAAGCTACCCAAGTTTTGTTTTGCAGTATCTAAGAAAGCTGGTTGATTACTTAATAGATTATTAGCTGTATTGATTGCCGCCGTTTCACCAGCAGACAGACCAGCCGTTCCAGTTAATGCTGCTTGTGGATCAAATGCACCAACCTGATTAAAAGCCTGTTGAAACGGATTGAAGTTTTTATAAGCCGCCGTAAGTGGTGCAGCTAACTCCGGGGGAAGTGCTTGGACATTCGTAACGGTTTGACTACCGCCGCCACCACCTTTTCCACCAAAAACGCCCATATTATAATTCCTTTTTATATGTTGTGTAAGCTTGATCCCAACCAAACGGCTCTAAATACCTAGACCAAGCTTTTCTGCCGTAAGCTTCTAAATACTTGCAGTTGTTTCTATTTGCGTGTTCCTCAACAGCTTCTTGCGCTAAATGAAGCCACTCTTTCATTCGAGTACCGCCAAGAAAGTCCATCGCTAGTGCGTCAGACTTGGGGTACTTCACTATTCTTGTCGTTACTGCGCCGACAAACTCATTTGTTTCATCATCAATCGCAGCCCAAACGACATACACATCAGCTAAAGCACCCTCATAAACTGTATCCAAATCAATTAATTTTGGAGTGAGAGAAATAGCCTTATCTAGCAATGGAGCAATGTGCGTCCAAACATGAGGTAAAAGCTGTGGGTGAATAGCTGTGAATTTCATCCGATAACAATGTAAAGAAAGGTTCTGTCTGACTGTGAGTTATTAGCATGGGTAATCGTAAAACCCTGCTTTGCTCTTGCAGATAAGAACATCGTGCCGTTGCCCTGTTCAGCAGCAGCATTTGCCGTAGTCGGCGTAAATAGTATAACGCTGTCTTGCCCAGCGCGATAATCAGTGACCGCCGTCGATGCAGCGCTTGCCGTAAGCGTTACACTGCCAACAGCGTTAAACTTGCCGTCCACAAGTAAATTAACGACTTGCGCCGTTTGCCTTGGGTCAGCGCCCGAAGCTGGCAGTTTAACATAGTTAAAGTCTGTCATCTTTGACCAAGCGCACTTGCGTCTATGTCTACTCCTAAAGCATATCGCCAATCGCCAGTAACATTCACGCGAACACGGTGATACCGACCACTGCCCCTAATCGGGCAAGTGTTATCATTCGTAAGCGTCACCGCACTGCCATAAGTAAAACCGTCTATTTGACGTGAACGTGAGGCAAGCTGTGATGTTACAGTTGGCGCTGCTGAACCTTTGGTTGTCACATAAGGCGTTACACTGCGAACAAGTGATTGCCGCATATTTGCTGGTTCAAACTCAGTTGTTTCCAAAACAGCAGATAAAGGCGCACCAGTAATGGTGTGTATCTTTTTGTCTTTACCAGCAGAAAGTTGAAAAAACCCACCAGAGTAAAACCTACTGTCTAGTGAAGTTGTTAAACCTTCTAATGTACTACTTATGCTGTCCAACGCCTCAAGCGAGAATGTTGGTGTCAATGAAGACGATAACAACTCGTGATCAAGCTCTACGATTGACCATTTTTGAACAGCGTAGTTGTAAACTATAATTCTATCTGGATCGCCAGTACCGCTTACCGAAGGATAACCCCACATGACACACTGGTTTTCTGGGTCTATTGTGCAGCTTATTCTGTCAGAGTTATCAAAGTCTAAATCGTCAAAGAAGAACTGATCTACTTTCTCAGCGCCGATAGGTATGCTTTTCTGTCCGTTAAACATAAAGAAACCATCGTCAGCGAGATAGAATACTTGTGAAGCACCTAATGATGCAACGCTGTTGGGGTATTTACATCCGTGACCTGTCTCCACCTTCTCAAAAGTAAATATTAAAGGAGAACCAACGTATTGCATCCGAGCAATAGCTTTCTCCAATAAAACAACGCCAAACTCACCGCCAACCAAACCTGTTATTTGCCCAGCATCGGGTATGTCCTGAAAGTCAGCTTGGTTTGTACCAATCGTCCAGCTTGTAGCATCGTTTATTGCAGACCAACGTACACGAGAGCGGTGAGTGTTGCCACCATAACTGACATTACCTGTCACAACAAAATCACGCACAACAGCCAACTCTCGCGCTGCTGGCGCACCACTTACCGTTGCAAACGCTGAGTCTGTGCCAACCGTAAAGCCTTGCAATGCGTCTGTATCATTACCACCAGCAATAACCTCATCGCCAAACCTGACAAAACGCCAGTAAGCATCACCAGACATGGCATACCCTGAGTTTATACTGTCTAACGCAAAGTTGCTTGTGTTTAGCTTGTATAAATCGTCGTCATCACCAGCAAAGGTTAGAACTGTGCCGTCGTTAAGTTTGGTCGCGTAAATACCACGCAGCCTTTCCGTAGCCGCAGCAGATACTTCTGTTAGGCTTGCAAAAGGTCTATAACCACGTGCTGCTGGTAATACATTCTTAGCAACAGTAGAACCGGGGTTTTGCAGATCAGACTGATCTGGTAGCCATTCGCCAAAAGGTATCATTGTGATTTCCAAACTCCTGTTGCGGATGCTGGTGTCTGCTCCACAAATGGTATTATTGCTGACGGTGTTGTATCCGTCCAAACTTCGTTGCCAGGTGTGGTGTCTATCCAGTCTTCGCCTAATATCTTACCTGTCGCCGTACCTGTTATTGCGATACTTGGCGTACCAGCCATAACTACTGTGTAAAGCGCATCACCTGTTGCCGTAACCGCAACATCAACAGCAGAAGCAATACTAAATACAAATGTAGGCGTTGCCGTAGCTGTAACCGCTATGCTTTCACTTGCACTTGCGTTTTGTATTATCGCAGCCGCGCCAGTTACCGTAACAGCAACCGATACACTTGCCGCCGCATTAACAACAACAACGCATGACGCAGCAACAGAGGCAGCACCAGTAACACTAGCGGCAGCATTTTGTATACGAGCCGCACTTGCTGTAGTCGTTACAGCTAAACTTGGCGTTGCCGCACCGCTTGCAATGAGTATAGCACTGGTTGATTCAGTAACCGCTAAATCAACAGCACTGGCAGCGTTTTTAACAATCTCAGCGCTTGCCGTAGCGGTAACTGCTAAACTCTCATTTGCAGCAGCAGATTGTACTCTAGTTGCACTCGTGCTTTCCGTAACAGCAATACTTCCGCTTGCCGCCATAGACACGGTAAACCTAGCAGATGCAGCAACAGAAGCTGCACCAGTTACGCTTGCAGATACATTCTGCACACGTATTGCTGCTGTGCTTTGCGTGACCGCAAGAGATACAGCCGCGCTTGGCTCTAGTAAATTTAGATTGTCTAACTCTTCAAGAGTACCAAGCGAGTCCAGCGCATCCATAGACCCCCAATTGTCGAGGTCTTCAAGACTTGCGCCAATAATGTCAGCCATTAGATTATGCCGCTGTTACGTCTAAATCTCCAGCCGCAATGCGTAAAATATCGCCAGTAGCTATTGTTTTTGCCGCACTAAATGCGCCGTGAATAAGTAAGTTACCACTTGATGACGCATCGAAAATACCAAAATGGCTTACCGATCCCCACGATCCAGTTGCCGCCGGAAACTCTATCGCACCAGAGTTAGATGTTGTACCACCTGAAGCTGCGCTAAACGCTGCAACTTTTCTTGTGTAACCACTGCCCGAAAGCTCACTTCCAGACGCATCCTCGCCAAATGAACCAGTTGCTAATCCAACGTATACGTTGCTTGGCATTGTATATGCACCAGTACCTAGAATGTGATCTAGGATTTCTAATTCTAAATAATTGCTCATTGCAGACATAAATTATACTCCTGAGTAGTCAGTTTTCATTGCTAAAGGACTTCCAAAGAAAGCCTTTTCGTTATCCCTTTTGATCTCATCCATAGCCCTGCTGAATAT